CATTCCACCTTTAGCCATAGGTTTTCTAGACATACCTGCTTCAGAAAGTGCGATTGCAATAGCTTGTTTAGGACTTTTTACTTTTTTTGAAGATTTACCAATGTTGAGTTCCCCTTTTTTGAACTCTCGCATTACTTTAGCAACCTTTTTTTGTCCGTTTTGTGTTTTCATCATAGTTAAATATACCCCTTTTTGTTAATATTAGCAAATTGTTGTTTAGCTAAAGAAGTTGCTGACCTTAATTCAGCTAAATCTTCATTTTGCTGTAGTTTTTCTTGTGCATTCATTTGATTCATCATTGCTCTCATCTTATCTAAGTTAATTCTTTCCTGTCCTTCTTGTTTTTTTCTAGAATTTTCTTGAGCTTGTAGATCAAGTTCTCTAGATTTTAAAGCTGCGATAGGATCATTATCAAATTGAGAGACTATTTTTTTCTCTTCTTTCATAAACTCATCCATCATTTCAGCTATTAAAATTGCTTTTCTAGATTCCATCTTCATTTGGAATTCTTGAACTTGAGATTGAATTGCAGGATCTTGTAAAGCTTGTGGATTTTGAGACAACATTTGTATTTGTTGTAATTCTTGTGAAAATTCTAATTCAATTTGTTCCAAAGCCATTAACGAAATATGTTCAAAAATATTTTTTTCTAAAGATCCCATAATCATAGGATTATTTTTTGCAATGTTAGTAGACATAAAATTTAAATGTGCAGTCATGTGCGCTCTATGATCTTGTCCTCTAAAAGCTTGAAAAGGTTGCCCACCTAAAGCATCAATATGTTCTAATGCAGGATCTTTAGGCATAGGTTGTTGCGGTTGAATTAAAATTTTATCTATGTCTTTAACTCCAATAGCCTCATACATTTTTCTATATGCCTCATATAAGTTATGAATTTGTGGATTAGATTGAGCAAGTTGTAATTGTGTTTGTGCTAAATTAATTCTTTGTGTTTGTGAAAATATATTTGGATCAGCGACTGGTAAAATATCTATTCTATCATCAAAGTCTGCTTGTTTAATAGTTCGTTGACCACCAACTACATCATATGGATATTCAGCAGGTAAATAAATTTTAAATACTTTAGCAAGTAATTTAAATTCTTGTTTTAATGCTGCATATATTCTTTTGTGAATTGCAGACATTGTCCTACTACCACGTTCCAGCAAAGCTATGGTCGTGCCCACTGCTGCTTGCTGGTTCCCATCCCCTATTTGCATGTCAGCAATTGAAGCAAAACGCTGACCTGCTTGAACCACGACCCCCATAAGTGATAATAATGTTTGTGACGGTTCTTTAAATGGTAAAGGCATAAATGCATCTCTTAAATTTCCACCTGGTGCATCTACATCTCTAAATTCACCTGGTTGTAGTGGTTGTGCATCATCTCTTACACGTATACCTCTCATCTTAAATCCGGCTGGCAGGTTAGACAACGTGCCGGCGTCTAACAGTTGCCTTAAAGCTGCTGTTGCTGTTCTTGATAGTCCACCTATCATGTGAATTAAACCAAAACCATAAAACCCTAAACCGGGTAAAAATTTAAAATGCACAAAATAATTTATCTTTTGTTTTTTAGGATCAAGAGCATCATAATTTCTTCTGATAGATAAAATTTTTCTAGAACTTTCCTCTAGTGTTACAATATATGGTAATTTAATTCCTGTATTTTCACCATTTGCATCTTTATCTTCAAATCCCTCTAAATCTAAATAAACATGGTTTTCTAATAATGTATAAACATCATAGTTTTCAGTTTCTGTAATTCCAGAAATTTCTCTTTCTTTTTGTTTTATTTCAGAAATGTTTTCTTCTGTTGGTTCAGATAATTCTATATCTTTATAAAATCCATTGACTTGTTGTTTTCTTAAATCATTCTCTGATGTTTTAAAAACATGTACAACAGCTTCAGCGTCTTCAAGAGAAGAGGCTGTGTATGGAACGACTAAATCTTCTGCTGGTATAAACTGTGACATCGCTCTACCAAGTATTTCATCATAATAAACTTTTTTAAATGTAGAACCAGATAATGGTAAATAAAACAACATTTGATCAAAATCTGGTTCATACTCTTTCATAACATCCATAATTTGATAATTCATAAATTCTTTAACTCGTTCTGCTTGTTGTTCTTTTTCAGGAGTTGAAATTCCCATTATAACTGTTCTAACCGGTCCCTCTGCTGGTAATAATTCTTTGTAGGCTAAAGCTTGAAATTGTGTGGCAGCCTCTGAAAGTAAAGGGTGAGTTGCACCGCTAGCTCCTTGAAATGGTTCTGTTCTTCTTTCATATTTAAATCCTAGAAGATCAAGACCATTAGTGTATGACATTTCCCAGTCTTGTCTTGATTGTTTATAATCTGTGTAATCTTGGTATAGATCGGATCCTAATTTGTCTAAATATGCATCATCTAAAAGTTCCGCTAAGTTTGCTCCATGATCTGCATTTTTTTCTAAATCTTCTTTACCAAAATTTATATCTACACTTCCATCTTCGTTTTCTACAAATTCAGTAGGTTCATTTGGCATTACTTCTGTTTCTTTAATTGCTTCTTCAACTTCTTGTTGCGATGTTAAAGGATTAGCGATGCTTGTTAGTGCCTTGTCTATTTCTGCCATTTGTTATTTTCTCCAGGTTAACTGTTTTAACAGTATTATAGTTAATATTCAAGCCTTGAGGATTAGGTCCTGATTTAGGTGGTATAGTTGTTGTTAATTTTTTAATCAATTTCATCTTTTTGCGACTCTAAAAAATCTAAATCAGCTTCCATTCTTGCTTCTGCCGCAGATTGTTCATCAGCAAATCTAGAAGCTTGAGCTAATTCTTCTTTTGAAGCTTTATTACCAGAAGTTTCTATTAAATTAGATTTTCCTGAAACTATTCCTTCTTCCCAATCTTTAGTATAATTTTCTCCATCTCCTCTATAAATTAATTCATACTCTTGATATTCCCCTGGAATTTTTTGAATTTTTCCAGTTTTTGGATCTACTACTTCACTTGGTTTAGTATACACAATATATCCTCGCATTCCATTATCTGTTTCAAACATTACATCTATAGTTTTATCATCCTCTACAATTTTAACACCTTGACTGCTATAGGTTTTTCCTAAAGCAGGTGAACCATCAATTTGTTTTAAATCATCTGTAATGTTTTCAGGTTTAGCAATTACACTTAACAAATCTCCAAACCAGGATGGAGCATTTTTAAATTGATTTGCAAGTTTTATGGGTTTAGTAATTTTTATAACATCTTTTGCTGTATCTCCAGTTTTAAGACCTTTTAATAGTCCGGAACTTATACCTAATCCAATTAAAAATTTTAAAAATCCTCTTCTACCAGAACCTCCTTCATTAAAGTTAACACGTCCACCTTTTGCATATTTAACTGCAGCTTGAGTAACAAACTCTTTTGGCATAACATCGGCAAGAGATTGTAGGTCTTGATCAGATAAATTTGTAAGACCTCCTCTAGAATATTCACCAGGTGGCCCAACCCCTTCAAATGTAGAAAGATCTATTGGATTTTTATCTTCTACTTCTACCTTTTCCGATTCTTTTTTAAACGAATTATTATAAGCTGATTTAAATAAAACACTCATTTGCTCATCAACAGCGGTTGGAGCAGAAAATTCTACTTTATTTTTAAATCCTGGTTTTGCATCAACAGGAACATTTTTTTTTAATTGTTCAATTGAAAAATCTCTAAGATAAGATAAATTTTCTTGCATTTTAGAAATTTTTGGTTTTAATTTTTTAAATTTGCTGTCAACTTCATTTTCTAGTGTAGATATATCTTTGTAAATTGTATCTAGATTATACGTCCCTGGTTCTTGTGTTTGAGCAAAAGCATAATTTGAATTTTCTGTTTCTAATTTTTGAAGTGTATCATTATAGTCTTCATATTCTTTTACATCTTGTAAAGTTTTATCGAATATTTTTTGTTCTTTTTCTGGTAATTTTTTTCTAAACTCATTTCTAGTTTGATCGTTTAAAAAGTCTTGAAACCCCTGATAACCAACAAAAGTGCTTAAATCAACAAATCTTCCAACTCTTCTAAAACCTTCAGCATAATTTCCAACGTTAAATTGATCTAAAGCAAGATTTAATGCTGTTAGAGCTCCTAAAGATCTACCGCCTAATCCAGTTCCAAAACCTATTACTTCCTCAGTAAAAGTACTAACTCTTTTGGCAAGATTCAATGCGTTGGCCGCTCTTTTGTTTTGATCTGATGCTATTGTTAAAAATTTTTCTGGGTTTTTTTTAGAAGCTTCTAAACAATCTCCAGGTAAACCACCTGAACTAAGGGAATTACAAACTTTTCTAGCTAATTTTTTATCGTCACTAATTTCATTAGCTACGTTAGCAGCTTCTTTGCTTAAAAAAATTTTTGTTTTATTTTTAATATTATCCTGTATTTTAAATAACTCTGGATTTTGTTTTACATTTGTTTCTAAAACTTTTAAAAACTCATCTGCAGATGTTATTGGTTCAAAAGAAGAAGACATATTTAGTTTACCATCAATTTCTTTAATATCTATTCCTGATAAATAATTATTATATCGTTTATTAAAACTGTCTTTGAGTTCATTCATTTTTTGAACAATTTTTGTTTTCTCTTCTGGAACATTAGTGGCTTTGTATTTTCTAAGTAAGAAGGACAGAGGTCTATCAAAATTACTATTTTTAACTATCTGATTAAATTTTTCACCGATGGGATTTAATTTAATATATTCTATTTCGTCAGCATATCCTGCATCTATAAGAAATCTTGGAACTTTATGATCAAGATTTATATTTTCAACAATTTTTAAAGTTTTTTTTAAGCCATTATAATTTTTACTATGAAGTTGATCAAGGGCTTTATCTACTAATTGAAATTGTTCTCTATATTTAGGATCTACTTTATCTTTTAAAAATTTTATATAATCTGCTACTTGAACTCTTGGATATTTTATAAAATTAATATTTTCTATAATATTTTCACCTAAATCTTTTATTAATAATCTTGTTACTGGTCCTGTTAATTTTTCATTTATACCTAATTCAGAAAGAATTTTACTATTTTCAAATTTTTTTCTTAAATCATATTTTTCAGTTACAGTTATTTTTTTTTTAGGTATAATCTTATTTAACTCATTAAGAACTTTATCTCTAATTGCAGGATTAAAATTATACAAAGAAGCTTGAAATAAATTTTTTAATTCCGCAGAACCGTAATCAAATCTAGGAGTTTTTCTATAAAAATCAAGAGAACTTTTTTTGTCTTCAAAAAATAAAGGATTTAATTTTGGCATTCCATAAGGAGTATTTAATCTTTTTTTTAAAAAAGGGTGATCTTCAGTAAACCTTCTTTTAAAACCTTTTTTAAGTTTTTCTACGGTATCATATCTTTTAGAATTTTCTATCAACCAGTCTTCTCCTTGATCAATTTGTTTAACAATTTTTTCTGTCTGTTGTGTTGGAACTTCTCGTACTAAGTCTTTAAGTTCTGATTCAATATAACTGTCTCTTTCATCCATTAAATCTAATATATCTTCTGCTTTTAAACCTGTTTTATCTACCATAGTTTGAATAAAATTAGGGTGTCTTGAATAACTACGAAAATTAGCAACTTCATTGTTAGAAAGCATTCCTTTTTCATTAAATTTGTTTTTGCTGCCTAAATAACTAATATCATCTTCAGCATAAGCTTTTAAAAAAGCATCTGCTATATTATTTATATAACCCCCATAAGGTTTTCTAGTTGCAATTCCTCCTGGTTCAAATCCAACTCTACCACCATCTTCAAGCATTAATGGTTCTGTTATAAAAGGTTTGTCTGGCATTTCTGGATCTAATGTTTCTTGTATCTCAGGTTCAAAACCAGTAACGAGTGGCACGGACAAACTTAAATTAGGATTTGGACGAACTATATTTTTAAAAGCATCTAAAAATTTATTATATTCTGACATGGCTAACCTATAAAGTTAGGTTCTGCATCCATTTCAGAATATCCAAATATTGATTCTTGCATCGAGGAGCCGGCTTCGCCACCATACGCGTTTGGTTCTCTACCAGTCACATCAAACTCATTTAAAGCGTTTTTATTATTTATATCATCCACTATCTTTTGAATTTTTTTAAATCCTTCAGGATCATTTTCTCTTGCAAAGTCTGTAAAAGCTTTAGCTGTTGCTTCATCTGATATGTTAATAGATTTACCTGCTGTTTTTCCAATAGCCCCTCTATTATAATCCATAACGTAATCATACGCCTGACGATAGACACTCATCTGTTCTTCATTTGAAAGAGTAGATGCATCATCTAATCCATATTTCATTTGAGCGTACGAATCTAAAATTTGATCTGCCGCAATTCTTGGATCATCATAGTTTGGAAATATTTCATCTGCGGCTTTAATTATATCTTGATTGTATTTTTTTTCTGCAGTCTTAATAGATTTTTTTGGAGGTTCCGCCAATGTAATTATATCTTTAAGTTTTCTAACTTCTCCTGTTTTTGGATTTACACTTTCCTCTTTAAAAGATTTTTTTTTCGAAAGTTTTTCGTTCATTTCTTCTATAAGTTTTTTAACAGATTTACCTGAACTAAAACCAATTCTTCCACCATCTGCTTTACCTTCCGGCTCATCAGGAGTATATGAACCTGGAGGTCTATTTACATCTGGCTCAAAAGTAAATTTTGATCTTGCCATTTGTGCAGCTTGTTCTTCTGTTCTAAGTTTTGATAAATCATCAGCTATACTATCAATTTGTTCTAAAGCTCCTTCTCCATAAACTTTTCTCCAAGTATCTATTGGCTCACCAAGTCCTTGCATAATTTCATTTTCTATTTCTTTTGGAAGTTTTAATTTACCAGCTTGAATATCTTCTCTCATGATTTGTCGTACAGTTGCTCTAACATAACCAGTTCTGTCAAAGTCATCTAAAATTTTTTCTGTTTTCAAAAAATCATCTATAGCTCCTTGAACAATAGATTGAGATTTTTTTTCATCTATTATTTTTTTTAAATCTTCACCTTTTTTTTCTAATCTTTCTTGTAAATTTTTAAGTTGTTCGCTAGGGGAAACTTCTGGTTCTTGTTGTTTAAGTAATTTTTTAATTCCTTCATCAGAAATTTTTTCTCCCGTTTGAATATCTACAACAGTAGATTTAGGTCTGTTACCGGAAATACTTAAAAATGCCTCATCATTTTTAAAAATATTTTTTAAACCTTGAAGATTATTAATTGCATTAACTAAGTCTCTATCGTTTAATCTTTGTTTAGAAAGAGCAAGTGGTATTAAACTTTCAAGTTCATTTTGAATTGTTCGTATAGAAATAGAACCTTCATCATAATTTTGTCCTAAAACTTTCATATTTAAATCTTTAGTAAGCATTGGTTTCTCAAGAGGAATTACTCCTCTTGGAGCAGTTCCTATTGTTCGTTTGGCATCATAACCAAACTCTTTTGCTAAATTTAAAAGTTTAATAATTTTGTTTTCAGTCATCAGTAATATGTTTTTTCATTCCTAATCAACTCCTCTTCTTTGTAATCCTCTGGGTGGATTATAAATCCGCCTTGTCTAAATCTCATCAAAGCTTGTGTCATAGAGTCAACCAAATCATCGTGTTCACCGTATGGAAACGCTGCACATTCCTCTATAACTTCTTGAGCAAACGCTTGTTCTGTGGGCGCCCAAATGCATCCGCTCTCAAATAGAGGTGCAACTGAATTCACACGTGTGTGTTTATCGTTGCCTTTTGAAGGCGTGTAATTTATAACAGGAATGCCCATCTTTCGCAATTCATAAGTTAGCGGTAATCCTGAAGCTTTTGACTCTACCAAGACAGTATCTGGATTCCAATACATAAACTGTTCATGAGCAACACGTCGTAGTTCTGGAAACTCGTATCTACCTTTTAGTGCATCTAATAATATTAATTGTGGCCCTGAATCTTCATTTAAATAAAACACACCCCATGTTGTTATTGCAGAAAAGTCTGCGGTCTCTTTCTTCATAAAAGCAGTATCATAACTTTGTATGACATGTTCTAATGTTGGTATGCTACTACTAGTCCATTTTCTCCACCATTCTCGTTTAATGATTGCACCTTCCTCTGATGTTGGATCTTGCATCCATTGAGCATTCCATTTTTGTAAACTAATAGATGCTTTAACACCTTCTAATTCTTCTGTATTCCAATACTCTGGCCATAAAGAATTACCAGATGGTAGAACTGCGGGAAATTCTATAAGTTCCCACTTGTCTGATTTTATATCTTTTTGAGAATTTAATAACATCCCTGTTAAATCTTTTGTATTCCATCTCGTCATGACCACAACTATTTTTCCACCAGGCTGTAATCGTTGACGTGGTCCTGAGGTGTACCACTCGAATGCTTTTTCTAATGCATTTAAATTTAATGCATCTTGTTCAGAATGTGGATCATCAATAAT